AGGAGGTATATGTCTGAATCGGTGTATATTACAAAAGAAGCTTGCCCTAAGTGTAAGCAAGAAGGTCGTGACAACTCAAATGATAACTTGGCTGTCTATTCAGATCATGTCTATTGTTTTAGTTGTGGTTATTACAAAGGAGAATATGTGAAAACAGAAGAACAAGTTGTTGTAAAAGACTTTGTTCCAATACAGGGTTCTTTTGACTTTAGTCAAGAGTTATCTGATCGTCAAATAAACGAGAAGGTGTGTAGATTGTACAACTACCAAGTCGCTAAGATCAATGGTAAGATGGTACAAATTGCAAACTATTACAAAGATGGAACACTGGTAGGTCAACACTTGCGTGGACCTGATAAGCAATTTGCTTGGAAAGGTTCAGCTAAGAATGTTGAATTGTTTGGTCAACATCTATGGAAAACTACTGGTGGCAAACGGTTGATTATTACCGAAGGTGAGATTGATTGTCTTACAGTCAACCAAGTCTTAGGTGGTACTTGGGCTGTTGTGTCTGTTCCTAATGGTGCTGCATCAGCACTAAAGTCTATCAAAGAAAATCTAGAGTTTGTTAACAGCTATGCAGAAGTTATTCTGTGCTTTGATATGGATGACGCAGGACAAAATGCTGCTAAAGAAGTTGCTGATATTCTACCAGCTGGTAAGTGTAAGATTGCAAAGCTTCCATACAAGGATGCTAATGAGTGTCTTATAAACTCTCAGTCTAAATCTCTTGTGAATGCCTTGTGGGAAGCCCAAGCATATTCACCAGATGAAATTTTACATGTATCAAAGATAGCAAATGATACCCAAAATATTGAAGATGTTCGGGTGTATCCATTTCCATATGACAAACTAAGTGAGTTTCTTATTGGTCAGCGTAGTGGTGAGATTACCTTATGGGCTAGTGGTACTGGCTCAGGTAAGTCAACTATTCTAAGAGAGTTAATTATTAATCATCTTGTGGATGGTCGTAGTGTTGGTTGTATTATGCTTGAAGAATCCCCTCAAGAAACAATGGATGATCTTATATCACTATTGTTAAACAAACCAGTACGAGCCATTAGAGCTTCACGTATGATGAATGCTTTACAAGTTAAGATGGGACGATCAAAAATCAGTGTCTCTATCTTTGATGATCTTAGTGATGATGAGTACCAAGCAGCCAGACACAAACTGTGTCAAACTAATCTGTTTATCTATGACCACCTAGGTAACAATGCAATGGCAAATCTATTAGCTAGAATGGAGTTTATGGCTACATCTCTGAAGGTAGATGTTATTGTACTAGACCACATAACAGCAGCAGCTGCTGGTCTAATGGGTGTTGGAGATAAAGATGTTGAGGGTGGTGGTTCTGAGCGTATCATTATAGATACCCTTATGAAAGAGTTGAGATCTATTGCAGTTAGAACAGGTGTTCATATTGATATAGTATCACAACTAAAGAAAACAGATAAGGCATATGAAGAAGGTCACAGAGTTACACTACAAGATCTTCGCGGATCTGGTGCATTATCCTCAGTACCAAACACAGTTGTTGGTCTTGAAAGAGATAGACAAAACCCAGATGAACGGACAGCTAATACTACCTTAGTTAGAGTTCTAAAGAACAGGCTAACAGGTAGGTCTGGTATTGCTACTGCTTTGTACTACAACCACAAAACTGGTCGGTTGGAAGAAGTTAACTTTGCTATAGCTGATGATGGAGAGGTCGCATTTGAACCAGTTAATACAAATATATGAAAACTTGTATACTAGATATCGAAGGTAATGCTTTATCAGAAGTCAATATAGAAAAGAAAGGAATTGCTAAAAAAGAATGCACTAAAATATGGTGCGTAGCAACAAAGGATTACAAGGATTCTAAACCTAGGTTGTGGACCGAAAGTCAACTAAAGGATTTAGTTTTATATCTCAGTAAGTTTGATGTACTTGTAGGTCATAACATTTATGGTTATGATTTACCAGTGCTAGTTCGCTTATTGGGTTTAACGATGCCAAGACTTGTTGTAGATACATTAGTTGTATCTCGCTTAATGTTTCCAGACAGGAACGATCACAAGCTTGGTGGTAACTCTTTGGAAAACTGGGGTAAGTTTCTTAAGTTTCCTAAAATAGAATACAATGGAGATTGGTCACACTACTCAGATGACATGGGTAGGTATTGTCTAAATGATGTTCTCCTTAGTGAACAGATATATGAGTATCAATTACCCTTTATCATCACTAATAAAACATTAGTTAAATTTGAACACCAAGTTTCTCATGTCTTATTCAAACAAGTGGAGAATGGTTTTGGTTACAATCTAACATTGGGTGACAATCTACTTGAGTCTTTGATTCTAGAAAAAGTAGAAATTGAAGACAACATGCGTGAAATCTTTCCAGATAAGATACACGTAAGGTACTCAAAGAAAACAGGTAAGGCACTTAAGAACAAGGTCGAAGTATTCAACCCAGGTTCTAGAGTACAGATTGCTGAGAGGTTGGAAGAAAAGTACGGATGGGTTGCACCAACTACAGATAAGGGTAATCCTAAAGTTGACGAAGAAGTTCTAAGCAAACTAAAGTATGATGAAGCCAAAGCATTGGTAAAATACTTTGATCTTGTAAAACTTATTGGTCAAGTTGAAGACTGGAATCTCAGAGCGTTTGCTTCCCGTGATCACAGGATACACGGTAGCATCAACCCTCAGGGGGCAGCGACTGGTAGATGTACCCACAGCCAACCTAATGTAGCCCAAGTCTCTAGTGACCCTAGGGTTCGTTCCCTGTGGTTTCCAAATATAGATGGATATGTTCAGGTTGGTTCTGATCTCAAGGGTTTGGAATTGAGAATGTTGGCACACTATATGTCCAAGTATGATAACGGTAACTACGCTACAGTACTGATCAATGGTGATATACATTCCCACAACCAAGAAGCAGCTGGTCTTGCTGACAGAAACTTAGCCAAGTCCTTTATATATGCTTATCTATATGGTGCTAGTAACACAAAGTTATCTAAAGTTCTAGGATGTTCTTCTGCAAACGCTGACAATCTTCGTAAAAAGTTTCAGAAAGAAATCCCTGCATTGACTAAAGTTCAAGAACAAGTTCGGTATGAATTCTTAAAATCCAACAGTGTTACTTTACCCGACGGCAGATCAGTTCCTGTTCGCAAGGAACATGCTGCATTAAATACCCTGTTACAAGGTGCGGGGGCTGTTGTATCAAAGTTATGGATGGTTATTGCAGATGAGCAACTAAATGCCAAGTATGGTAGCAAAGTATTTCAGATGGCTTATATACATGATGAACTACAGTATGCTGCACCTAAAGATATAGCTGATGATGTTGGTCAAATAATTAAAGACTCAGCTAACAAAGCTGGTGTCAGACTTAATCTTAATATTCCTATAGATGCCGAGTATACTATAGGTTTGAATTGGAATGATACTCATTAAGGAGATATATGTTATTAGATTACACTACAAACAAGCCACTTACTTTATATATTGCTGGTCCTATGCGTGGTTATGCGTTGCATAATTTCCCAGCTTTTCATTCAGCAGCTAAAAAGTGGGCTAAGAAAATACCTGGTTGTACAATTTTTAATCCCGCTGAAATGGATGAACAAGCTGGTTTTGACGGCAACAGTGTTTCATTAGACAGTAAGGAACATCTTAAGTCTTGTATGAAGCGTGACTTGGATGCCATTATGAAATCAGATGGATTAGTTATGTTACATGGTTGGGAAAATTCTGAAGGAGCCAGAGTAGAACATTCTTTAGCTGTCTATCTTGGTTTATGCATATTCTATGAAAGCTAAAGTACAAGCTTGTTTCTATTCAAGTTACAAACTACAAGGGTGGCGTAAGTTGGGGATTTCTCTTATGCAAATGACAAGGCATACCCATGTACATTTGGAAATAGAATATGGTAACAATAAATACATTATCCTAACCGTAGATGGGTACAGCCCACGCATCATAAAGTTGGGGCTAAACAAGAAGTTTCTTGGCATTGATCCCTATTACAGTTATTCATTTGGGCTAGTTAATTTAGATCCTGAATGGCAGGACTTTGTAAGCTCATACAAACCAACTAAACACTGGGATTTAATTAAGTACCAGATACTGAGATGGTTTAACCTACACCACAGTAAGCGCATTCCCCCAACATGTGCTACATTTGTTTCAGATTTTATGTTCTTGCATAATATTTCTGTACCAATGTTCTTTTCACCTAAACAATTATGGAGATATTGGCATGATGGTTATAATGTTTGGCGGTAAAGCACGGGTTGGTAAAACAACCCTTGCTAAATTATTTACAGAATACTTGTATAATAAAGGATACTCTCCAGTTATTGTTCCTTTTGCTGATGTATTAAAAAGAGAGGTAGAAAAAACTGGACTAACAAAAGAAGCTAATCCCGAACAATATAGATTAGCTTGTCAAGTTCTTGGTTCAGGTATGCGTAAGAACAATCCTGACTTTTGGGTTAATAAATTTGAAGAGCGGCTTAATGAAATTAAAATACAAGACATTGAAAACTTAGAAACCAACCCAAAAAAGTGGCATGAAAAATGTGTACTGGTTGATGATTGTAGATATTTAAATGAAGTTAACTTTGGTAGAAAGATTGGTGCCTTACAAGTATTTGTAGCTCATGGTAAAAGAGTTGTATCAGAACATGATGCACCTTGGCGTAACCATGAAAGTGAAGACATGGCTAATAAGATAGAATCTAGTAATATGAATTACACAGAAATGTTTCACTATAGATTATTTAACGAAGGTACAGAAAAGGAATTCAAAACCAAAGCTACTAATTACTTTGAGGATTGGTTAAACTATATGAAAAGTGATGATAAAGTTTTGTGTGATTGTTTAGGCTGTATGAAAACAAGATATGATATAGCTCTTACATTAGGGGATCTAGAACAAATTTTAGATAAAGCACACAAGAAACTTGCGGAAGAAGATGACGAAGATTTAGAAGATATATTGTGACAAAACATTTACACTTGGGTGTAAAGACCGACAATTTATCACAGGAGAATATTAATGGTTGATCCAGAAGATGAAGATTTAGAAGACGATGTAAACGATAACGAGACAACACCAGAACAAGATCATGCTTATTGGCTGGACTTACGTAAGAGGACAAGGATGGAATACGATGATGAATCTTGAACCAATGCCTAAGGTTGCTGTATTAGACGGCGATATACTAGCGTACAGGATTGCTTTCTGGGCAGAGTCTGAGGGTATTGAAGATATTGAAACCAGAGTAGATCATGATGTCAAAGCATGGGTACCCCCTGGTATTACTACAGTACACATAGCAGTATCATGTGCAAGGTCTGATAACTTTAGGCGTAAGATTTGGGATCCGTATAAAAGGCACAGGGATGTTAACCGAAAGGTTCCCGAAGCTTTACCCTTAGCCGTTGAGTTGGTTACCAAAGTTGGTAACAAGTTAGATATTCCCCAACTAGAAGCTGATGATGTTATGGGTATCATGGCATCAGGCTATCGTGCTGTGGCTGTAACCATAGACAAAGATCTTAGATCTGTACGGGGATGGCATTGGAATCCAGATAAAGAAGATAAACCAGTTCTTGTTGATGCTAGACAGGCAGAGTATAACTTTCATAAGCAGTGGCTTACGGGGGATACTACTGATAACATACCTGGAATCTGGAAGTGTGGTCCAATAAAAGCACAGAAGTTATTAGACTCGGTTCAACCACACAACTGGACCGACGCTGTTTTGGGTGCATACGAGCAAGCTAAAGATGCACAAGGAAACCCCTACAGTCTTGATTATTGTGTAAAAATGGCACAATGTGTTAGGATATTGCGGGATGGAGAGTATAATTCAGATACAAAAGAACCAATTCTATGGAACCCTGCCTAATAGTTGGGGCTATAGAATACAACCAAGGATAAGATATATGTCAACAGATAGTTATTATATCAGTTCAAACACCTTTTCAAACCCCACTGAGGTTTCAGCAGCAACCTATGTTCACCAGAACTATAACGCTGTTAAGGTTAAATTAGAACAAAACGCAAAGCTACCAATGTTTCAAACGGCAATGTCCGTAGGGGCTGACCTAGCTTGCTTAAACGAGTTTACTTTACAATGTAATATGCCAACCCTGATTGATACAGGTGTTTCTTTAGAGTTACCTATAAACACAGCTGGTTTAGTTTATATTAGATCCAGCGTAGCCTTAAGTGGTATTGTCTTAAGTAATGGTGTCGGTGTTATAGATCCTGATTACAGAGGTACAATTAAACTTATGTTAACAAATATATCAGGTGGTATAAAATCATTTTCTAAAGGTACAAGATTAGCCCAGTTAATTCTTACTCCAACCATATGTGCTAGATTTGTTGAAGTTACGAATCTTAATACTACAGATAGAAATAATGGTGGGTTTGGATCAACTGGAGTTTAATATGAATACATTTCAAGAATTTATAGCACTAAGTCGTTACTCAAGATGGCTACCAAATTTAGGTCGCCGTGAAACATGGGAAGAAACAGTAGAAAGATGGTGGTCTTTCTTTACAAACAAAGCACCCCAATTATTAGAAAGACCTGATATTAAATCAGCCATTCTTAATCTAGAAGTTCTACCCAGTATGCGTGGTCTTATGACCGCTGGGGTTGCTTTAGAAAAAGATAATACAGCTTTATATAACTGTGCTTATATGGAGATTGATTCTCCCAAAGCATTCTGTGAACTAATGTATATCTTAATGTGTGGCACTGGTGTTGGCTACAGCGTTGAATCACGTTGTGTAAATAAATTACCTCTCGTACCAACATCAATAGAAAAAGTTTGGGAAAAACCCATTGTTGTCGAAGACTCAAGAGAAGGTTGGTGTAACTCTTTAGAATCATTAATCACAAATCTTTACAGTGGAGTTCATCCCAAGTGGGATACTTCTAAAGTTCGCAAAGCAGGCGAAAGACTGAAGACATTTGGTGGTCGAGCAAGTGGACCACAGCCCCTTGAAGAAGTGTTTAGATATGTAACACAATCATTTTACAAAGCACGAGGTCGCCACCTCAGTTCTCTAGAGTGTCATGACATCTGTTGTAAGATTGCCCAGTCTGTTATTGTGGGTGGTGTTCGTAGGTCTGCTATGATTTCACTGTCTGATCTATCAGATCGTGAGATGGCAAACTGTAAGTCTGGTGCTTGGTGGGAAACGGCATCACACAGATCACTAGCAAATAACTCTGCTGTATATCAAGATCGACCTTCTATGGGGCAGTTCATGGAAGAGTGGTCTGATCTTTATAACTCGCACTCAGGCGAACGTGGTATTTGTAACAGACAAGCCATGACTGATATTGCCAAAGCATCACACAGAGATACAGAAGAATATTTCTTTGGTACAAACCCTTGTTCAGAAATTATTCTACGACCCAATCAATTCTGTAATTTATCTACAGTTGTTGTTCGGGCTGATGATAATATAGAAACTTTAAATCGTAAGATTGAACAAGCTACTGTTATAGGTACAATCCAAAGTATGTTTACACATTTCCCATACTTAAGAAACTCTTGGGAAAAGAATTGTAAGGAAGAAAGATTGTTGGGTGTCAGTATGACTGGCATCTTTGATAACAAACTTATGTCTGGTAAAGAAGGTAGACCAAAGCTCAAGTATGTTTTGGAAGTTTTAAAAGAAACTACTGAATATACTAATCTTGTTTGGTCTGATAAATTAGGTATCGCTCCTAGTAAATCAATCACGTGTATCAAGCCAGAAGGTACTACATCTTGTTTAGCAAACTCAGCGTCTGGGTTACACCCAAGATACTCTGAGTATTATTATAGACGTGTACGGTTGGATAAGAAAGATCCAATGTATGCTATGATGAGAGATCAAGGGGTTACGGTAGAGGATTGTGTAATGAATCCTGAGTCTACAGCTGTGTTTACATTTCCCCAAAGAGCAGAACTAGGTACACAAACCAGTGAAACACTAGGAGCAATGGAACACCTACAGCTATGGTTAGACTATCAACAATTCTATTGTCACCATAAGCCTAGTATCACTGTGTCTTATACAGATGATGAGTTCTTAGAGATTGGTAACTGGGTTTGGAAAAACTTTGATAAGATATCAGGTATATCATTCTTACCCAAGTGTGACCATACATATGCTCAAGCTCCCTTTGAAACTATTGATGCTCGTACCTATAACATGTCTCCAAAAGTTCTTGTAGATTTTTCTAAGTTAAAGGATTATGAGTTAAATGATACAACAACATCTTCACACTCTATGGCTTGTACGGCTGGGGGTTGTGAAATTATTTAAGAGGTATTACTATGGCTTTATACAACGCTGATCGCGTAACTGATCGCGCACAACGAGAAGCTGATAATAGACAACAGATGGATATAATAATGGCTGCGTATAACCGATACCTTGAAAACTTACAAGCACCTGTTGTATCAGGACCTATGCCAAGAACAGTGGTAGGTAAAAAACTTTATGATACATTTAAACCTCAACAATTAGGGTCTGTTGGGTTTACAATTAAGGAAAGAGAAAGAAGTGCTGATGAGTTTTTATTTAATGCGCGTACTCCTGAAGAGTTGCTGACTATGGCTGGTATTAAAAAACCAGCTAATTGGAATCCCTACTATTATGCTTTTGAAAGAAACCCTTATACTAACATGGGGGAGCGAGTTATAAAAGAAACAGAAGATGATTATGCAAACAAACTAAAAGCTGCCAATAAACTATTTGAAAGTGCTAAAGCTACTTCATTGACAGGCGGCTCCAGTTTCTTTAACTTTGCCAAATCTACTGAAGAAGAAGAACTAAATAAACGATATGACTTTAATAAATTCTTGCCAGGAATTACAGAAGAATTACAAAATAAATACAGCGCTTTGGGAGGTTATCAGCGTGGTTTACTAGCAAATGAAACCGTAGAAACCAGCGATGATGAAAAAGTTTTATTTAAAACTAACCCAGCAATGGCAGTAGAAGCTGAGATAAAAGCATTGCAAAGTACTTTTAAAGATATAACTAAAAAAATAAACGACGAGTTTACAAGATACAGCCAATCCCAAAGAAAATTAGGGTCATATCAATCAGCCGCTTTATCTGAAGAACAGATGATGCAAGCTTTGGGTCAACAAATAAGATCCACCTATACTACCTTTGGAGGACAAGCAGAAGATTCCTATATAGGAAATCAATATATGTCTCCTATAGATAAAAATATTGATTTAGAAAACTTTAATATCCAAGACTATATGAGTGGTCTTCCAAAACCAAGGACAATACAATGAGCTTTCAAAACAATTTTAAACTAAGATTAAATACAAATATTTCAACGCTGTCTTCTTCAGACATTAGGTTAATTTTAAAAAATTTATATGAAGAATTAGAAACACTTAAGACAGATATAGATACAATCAAAACACAAATGGATAAACAAGTAAATGAAACAAGAAATATATCCCAGGATAGACCCAAAGTTGGTAGACCTGTTGGAAAAGATGTATCCACCTCTTGAGTATGATCCTGAATTAACCTCGGAACAATGGACACGCAAGTGTTCTTTTAGGGCTGGTCAAATAGAATTGATAAGTAAATTAAAAACAATATGTAACAAACAAAAAGAATCTGGAGGTACTTATGGGTGGTAGTCCATCTATTTCGGGAGGTATGACATTTTCCGAACAACAACAATTGTTAAGGGAAGAAAGAGAATTCCAAGCACAACAAGAAGCTCAACGAAGAACTGATGCTGAAGCTGCGGAAGCTAGACGAGTAGCTAGAGAAGCAGCAGAGCGTACTAGAATTAAACAAGAAGAAGAAAAACAAATTCAAGCAGCAACACAAGCAGAACAAGAAGCTATTGCAGAAGCAAACGCGCAAGCTGAAGCTGGTCAACAACAGGGTATGGCTGGTTCAAATGTGTCTAACTTAGATTTCTTTTCTTCCCTATATACAGGTATGAGTACACCAGGTACATAATATGAAAAATTCTTTAGCAGATAGATTTTCTAGATTACACTCAAACCGAAACTCTAAACTTGTTAGATCAAGGTACTGTGCTGCATTAACCATTCCATCTCTACTACCTCCAGAGGGGTGGACCGAAGAACAAATGCTGCCCCAACCCTTTTCTTCAGTTGGTTCGCGGGGGGTTACTTCTTTAGCTAGTAGAATGTTGTCTGCTATGATGCCTGTAAACGATACACCATTCTTTAAATTTAATCTTAAGTCTGGTGTTGATCCTTCTGTTGAAATAAAAGCATACCTTGAAACTTTATGTTACCAAGTATATAGAAGATTGTCATCTACCAATCTAAGAGAAGTTGTATATCAAGCTATTCAATCATTGATTGTTGTTGGAGATTCTTTAATACATTTAGAAGATGATTATAAGTTTAGATCCACACGACTAGATCATTATGTAGTTCAACGAGCTGTTGATGGTTCTGTTCAAGAAATTATTTTTATAGAATATGCTTTACAAAATGAAGATGCTATTTCATATCAAATGTTTGGTGTAGAAAAACAAGGATATGAAAAACAGTTCTGTCAACTAATGTTAAACAAAGATGGTAATTGGGATTATAGAAAAGAAAATGCAGATGGTGATTTATTAGCTGAAGGTGTTTATGAAATTGCCCCCATGTCTATCTTAAGATGGTATGGTGTAGCAGGTGAAAACTATGGTAGATCCCATTGTGAAGATACCCTTGGTGATCTTCAGTCTTTAGATTCATATACCAAAGCAATGCTTGATGGTATGGCTGCTTCTACGGCATTCTGGATGTGCCTAGATCCCAGTGGTATCACGGAGATTGATGACGTAGCCAGTCAATCTAATGGCTCTTGGGTCCCTGCTAGAAGAGAAGATGTGTTCGTGTTGTCCCCCAGTCAAACAATGAACACTCAAATTTCAGCAGCACAAACAGCAGTGGAAGTTATGCGTCGTGAGATTGGTCAGGCTTTCCTAATGTCTGCTAGTGCTATCCCTAGTGGAGACAGGGTTACTGCTACTGCTGTTAGAATGATTGGTTCAGAATTAGAAACCATTCTTGGCGGTGCGTTCTCTGCCATAGCTAGGGATTTACTTGAACCCATTATTAAGAGAACGGTTTTCTTAATGATTGAAGATGGTTCTTTAGATAAAAGAATGTACGACCAATTCTTTAACAAAGACGGTACATTAAACATCGAAGTTGTTACTGGTTTACAAGCTTTATCTAGAGATACAGACTTACAGAAACTAATGCAAATGGGAGAAATGGTTCGCAACCTTCCTGAGTCTGCTCTTAGTTCCTTTAAGTGGTCTGAATATGCTAAAGCATTGATATCTTCCTTAGGGTTTGATTCAAGAAATTGGGTTATCTCTGAAGAAGAACAACAACAAATGATGCAACAACGACAAGCTCAAGAACAAATGTTGCAACAGCAACAACTCACACAACAAACATTGGCTAAAGCTGGTACTGCTGCTGCAATGCAAGACATAGAGCAAACAGGTGGTCAAGGTGTTGCTAATGTATTACAAAACGCTGGCGTTGATATGTCAGCATTCCAAGGATAATATTATGGCTAGTAAAAAAGATGCTTGTTATCACAAAGTAAAATCTAGATATACTAAATGGCCTTCAGCTTATGCAAGCGGTGCTTTAGTTAAATGTCGAAAAGTTGGTGCTAAAAATTGGGGTAAAGGAAAAAAATAATATGGCAAAGAAATTAGATAAAGCTAGTATGCCTTGTAATAAACCCCGCAAGTCTCCTAACCCCAATAAAAAAAGGGTTGTTAAAGCTTGTGCTAATGGTAAAGAAAAGATAATTCACTATGGTGCTACGGGTTATGGTCACAACTATAGCGCCGGTGCTAGAAAATCTTTTAAAGCTAGGCATAAATGTGATTCAGCTACCAACAAACTATCCGCTAGATACTGGGCTTGTAAGAATTTATGGGCTGGGTCTGGTGGCTCTAAGTCATCTTGCCCTAAAAACAGAAAGTGTAAAAAGTAATGGCAAAGAAAAAAGCTGATTTTTCTTTAGAAAAAAAGAAAGGTTTACACGGTTGGTTTTCTCGAAACAATGGTAAGGGTTGGATTAACTGTAAGACAGGAGGACCATGCGGTCGTTCCAAGGCTGGTAAAGGTTCTTATCCTGCTTGCCGTCCAACTAAATCAATGTGTACAGCTAAAGGTGTTCGTGCTAAGAAATCCGGTAAGAGAGTATCTTGGAAATGAAAACTAAATTTAAATGTAATTGTGGTACAACAACCAGATTGACTGGTAAACATGCACAAGCCAAGGTCAATCCTAAGGCTACTAGCAAAACAAAGAAAGGTTAAGAATGACAGATAGTGAAGAGACTCCAGAATTTGAATATCAAGCAGAACAACCTGAATCTCAGGCTCAAACTGATCTTAAAAATTCGGAACAATCCCTAGTTTCTACTGAGCAAGATGTACAGAATGCTAAAGAAAGACTTGCATTTGAAGCTTATGTTAAAAACAATGGTAACAAGATTCCCGAAAACTTTAAAGATGCGGGTGCTTGGTTTGATAGTTTAAAAAATGCACAACGGGAATATACCAAGTCACGACAAGAGTTGGCTGCACTAAAGAATCAATATGCTGAACAAGGTTCTGTAAATAAACAATATAAAGAACCAACTCCAGAACCACCGAAAGTTGTTGAAGATACAACTAAGCCTATTCCAGAAGTTCTCAGGATTCCAAAACAGGAAACACCCCCTGAGGCACCTCCCCAAGTCTCCCCCTCCGTTAGCGAGGCTGATTGGAAAAGCTGGACTGTTGAGTATGCAACTCAGGGTACACTTAGCGATGCTACCCAAGCTATAATCAGAGAAAAAACTAAGTTGCCTGAATATGTTATTAACGAGTACATGACAGGTCAAAAAGCTAAACTTGAAATGGCTTACAGTAAAGCAGCAGATGTTATTGGTGGTAGGGAACAATTGAATAAGCTGTTTACATGGGCTAGTAAGAATCTTACTCAGCCAGAACAAGACAGTATGAATGCTTCTTTAGCTAGTCCTAATTGGGAAATTGCTTTGATGGGTCTTAACAGCATGTATGATAAGAAGAATCCAAACATGCGAAGAACAGAACCAGCAACAACACCAACTACAAATAAACCTTCTATAGCTAATACCCAAGTTCCCGATATGCCCTATAGGACAAAAAGGGAATTCTCAAGTGAAAGAAACAATCCAAGGTTTGCAACAGATGCTAAGTTTAGAGCAGCCGTTGAAAGGCGAATGATGCAAACTGACTTTAATAAACTACAACCATAAGTTTTCAATTTAAGACTGAGAAAACTTATTATGATTTTATACCCAGCAAGAAACCCCACCTAGGTGCAATGGTTATTCTTGGTATATAAATCGACATAGACATCAACTCTAAAAAGAACTACTGATTCTGTGTAATCTTTAATTGTCTTTTCTAGTTAACAAAAAATTTTAGGAGATTTTAAAATGCCAGGAGATAATTTAACACATGATGAGTTAGCACTGCGAACAGCAGTTGGAGATGGACCATCAGGTGGTGCAGCAGGAGCTAACAAGCTTTGGCTACCACTTTGGTCAGGCGAAGTAATTAATGCGTATGATGAGTACAATATGTTTGAAAACCTGATTACCCACAAATCACTTAGTGGTGGGTTTTCTTATGAATTCCCAGTAACGGGTAAGGTTTCACTACAACCCAACTGGAATGCTGGAGTAGAGCTTGTTGGTGGTGATTCTAGCAGCACAACCTTCAAGATTAATCTTGACAAGCGACCTATGGCAGCACACTTTGAAACTGATAATGTAGATTTATTGGTTACTCAGTGGGACTACCGTAGCGAGCTTGCAAGACAAGCTGGTTTAACACTTGCAACCGCAAGAGATAAGCAAATTATCTCTACGCTAATTGGTGCTTGTGTTGCTGCTCCACTAAATTCCGATCCACGAGGTATTGTTGAAGCCGACTTCCCAGCACCAGTTGTTGTGGACACTACTACCAGTGCTATTGGTGTAGCTGTTAGTGGTTGTACAGAAACTGCTGCACTGAACATTCTTCAAGCAATTGAGAATTATCTTGTTAATATGCAAGAGAAAAACTTCCCAATTAATGATGTTCATTGTGTAGTTACACCAAAAGTATTCCAAGTTATTCGTGCGCTTGGTATTCCAAGAGCAAGCAACCAATTTACCCAGAACCCAATGTTTACAGCGGGTCAGGCGTATGGTGGTGTTGGTCCAGCTGGCTTTGCTGGAATGAATGCAATGGGTGATTACTTAGATTACATGGGTGTGAAGATTTGTAAAACAAATCACATTCCACGTACAGATTTAAGTTCTGGTTCAAATGGGGTTGGAGAAGCTAAGTATAACCTTGATTGCAGCAAGTTTAATATTTTTGCAATGATCTTCCAAAAGGAAGCGGTTGCTGGGTTGTCCTTGATGGGTATGAAGGTAGATACAGTCCAAGATGTTCGTCGCAATACTCAGTTCACAGTTGCCAGTATGCTCAAGGGTACTGGGATTCTGCGACCTGAATTGTGCCAGATCTTGGTAGGTACTACAAGCGTAGACTCCGCAAATGCAAGTGGGGAAATTGATAGCCGAGGAGAGCTTGTGACTCTCATGGGAGCTAATGCAACTACTTTGACCGGTCAATACGCAGTTACTTCATAATTTTTTTTTATTACATTTTATTTCTGCCTTCAAGTTTCTACCGAAACTTGGGGGTTTTTAACAAGGAGGTGTTTATGGGTTTAATCACAAAACTACAGGCTGTTAATCAAATGCTGTTAGCGACTGGTGAAAACTTAGTTTCAGATTTAGAAAACTCTAGTGGTGTAGATACAGGAATTGCTGAACATATCCTAGAACAATGCAGCTTAGATTTTCAAATGCGTGGGATGGCTAATAATAAAGTTATTCGTAAAATGAATGTTGACCTTAACTATAAATTAGTATTACCTACAGCAGACTCGGACGAACTTGGTATAATTGCAGCAGAGTTAGTATCTTTCCATATTAACGAAGACAATACACAAATCAGAGTTCGTGTTTTAAATGAATCTCCAAATCGACTGTGGAATATAACAGACGATACTGATATATTTGAAAGTAATGTTGATTATTATGTAGAGTTCATTATGAAACTGCCTTGGGATAACTTGGATACCGCAGTGCAAAGAGCGATTCTTAGTTCAGCAATGCGTGAGTACCAAGCATTAACTCAAGGAGATCCCGCAACCGATTCTTATCTAGCTTTCCAACAACAGATTTTTAATGCCAAAGGAAAAGCTGCGGATATAAACGATAAAAAGAAAAACATATTCTCTAGTGGGGACCCTTCCCTGCAATCTGCGGTAAATCGAAATGCCTATACTAATGATCCCAGTCGGTTTAGATTTTGGAGAACAAGAGGATAACACATGGCAAGAAGACAATCTAGTGGTGATACTACAACCAGAATATCAATCCCAAATATTCTTAGTGTCAGTAGACAGGCTACAAACAAGAGACAACCACAAGATGCTGAAAACATTGACAATGCTTTAGTTACTTTAGAAAGAAACGTTGAAAAGCGTTCTGGGTTTACTGTAGTCCCACAAAACACAATAGCCAATCTTTTAAATACGGGTTGGGATTTTACTAATGAAGATTGTCATCTATCTTTACATGAGTTAGAAAGTATTTCTAATAATGATCTTTGGTTTTATTGGTATAATATAAACGAAGAAACTAGATTTTTAATTGTTGTAAATTTTGATGCCACTGGTAAAGACCAACAATTAATTTATACCTATCAACTATTAACAGATAATTCATGGAAGAATGTTTCTATGGTTGCTCAATGGGATCCAACCGATCCTACAATTCAAGACTCAACAATAGGAAACTCAAACAATAGTACGGTAGTACAAGCCTATGCTACAGCAAACAATATAAGTTATGCTGCGGCTGTTGCTGCTGGTACTGTTAGTACAACAACTAGAGCTTATATTACTTATGGTACTGATACCAAGACAGCAAGAGAATCGCTAAAGGCTGTTACCCTAAGTTCTTCTTTAATTATTCTTAATACAAATGTATATGCTGGGTTTAGTTCAGATGTAAACGGTAAGTTGTTTGATCTAGGCGGTATTGCTACAGCTACCGATGATATTCGTGGTAGAAAAATAACATACTTTACAGCAGCTAAAGTTACTAAAGTATTTGATACAGGTCCAGACAATTTACAAAACACACCAGATGATGTCTTCCTAGGTTACACCCCAGACAGTGTAAATGGTAACTATATTTCAGTTGATGATTATTTGTTTGATAAACCTGGGTTAGCTTTTCTAGGGCAACGAGTAAATGACGCTAGTGTTATAAAACTACCACCACAAAAAGATGATTGGTTTAGTAACAATACTAATATTACAACAGGAGATAACAAAGCACAACTGATGTTAGCTGCTTTGTATGACTCAACTCACCCACTAAAAAATATTACAGGTGGTGTTGGCGGTAGAGGTAAGATAATGAAAACCCTAAATTCATTTCTAAATCTTATTTCTGGTTATTACAGATTTATTTCTTTTTCAGAAGCTGAAATTTATGGTTATGGTAATACTGCATTCCTAGCAACTCAAATGGTAGTTGGTAAAGCATACCTTATTATAACAACTGGCAGTACAGACTTTACAGCCCATGGTGCTGCAAACAGTAATCCAGGTACAACCTTTGTTGCTACCAGTGTAGGCACAGGAGATGGCACAGTAAAGGATGCTGTGGTTGGTGCGGGTAATCCTTATTTACAAAAAGTCAGAACACCAGATGAGTGGTCTTATATTGATCCCAATAGAATGCCACACAAGTTATCTTTGAATATAGTTAATTCATCCCCTGTCTTTTCTATTAAACCAATGGATTGGAAACCAAGAGAATCAGGAACTAAAAACTCTAATCCCGGCCCCAGTATTTTTAAGACAGCAGATGGACTAGCTCTAAAGCATGTTCGCATAAAATCATTAGCTGTCTTCAAAGATAGGTTGTGGTTTTCTGCTGATGATTCTGTATTCTCATCAGCTCTTGGTAAGTATGAGCAATTGTTTATTGATGATCCCACAAATATTGTAGACTCGGATCCGATTGATGTACGAGCATCTTCAAACACATATGCTGAGATAGTTACTATGTCTCCGTTTGAAAATTTCTTGTTTGTAAATACCAAAGCAAACGTACAGTTTCAATTAATGGCTGCTGGTGGTGAAGGAACAAACTTATCACCAACCAATGTTTCTATTTCGCCCGTTACTTATTATTCAACAGCAGCCTTTGTTGACCCCCAAACAATTGGATCTCAACTTTATTTCTATGATTCTCAAAGATTGTATTTATACATGGGCGAAGGTAAACTAGGTCTTGCTTCAGCAGTTGAAGTATCTGCTTCCGTAACTGGTTATCTTCCAAAAAACTATAAAGCTGCTTGTACAGCACCTACCCATGACTCAATCCTGTCGGTTGATAATGACAACCCCAATAATATTTATTTATATACTGTTCGATTTAGTGGTGACCGTTTAATTCAAAGTTCATTCTACAGGTTTATACTGAGTCAAGCCAGTAACATTCAATCTTTACAAGCATACAACAGTTATTTATATGCCGTTGTAAAAAACAATAATAAATTCTTTTTACAAAGAACTAATTTACTACCAGATTCTATAGAGACTCCTAGATTAGATGATGTTTTTGTTGTTAAAACTAAGTCAACAGGTAATAATCCAAATACGGTTTATGATATAGCAACCAATACAACAACCTTTAAAATACCTCTTGAACTACCGTATAATACTGAAGGATCGCTAGTTGTGTTTGGTACAGACTGGAGCGGTGAAACTCCAAACACAGTTTTAACTGGTCAAGTAACAAGCCAAGCTAACCACAAAGAGTTTATAGTTCAAGGTAACTATAGTGAGTCTAACAAAACAGTTTACTTTGGTAACAAGTTTAATTTAAATGTTACCCTCAGTCCTTTGGTTGTTCGTGATCAAAACAATCAAGTACTAGAAGGAAGTATGTCTGTTAGAGCGGGTACCATAAGACATGCAAACTCTGGTAACTACTCTATCAGTGTTTCATCTAGAACAAGAACACCAATGGTATCATCATTCTTTCCAAACTACTCTGATATAGTTTTAACTGAAGATTCTTTACCGCTTGATTTAGTAGATGTTAATGGTGAGTTTACTTTTAAAGTATTTGGTTATTCAGATTCTACTGTTATCAGTATTAACTCTGATGCAACAACACCAGTAAATATTACGGGCATAGATTTTAAAACAAAGTTTAGGTGGAAATCAAATACAGTTAATACCTAAGGAGGTATAATGAACTCTGCTGATTATACAAAAAGAGTTTTGGGATCTCTTGCCCAATCAGATTTATCCCAAACAACAGTTAAAAATTTTACGGTAGCTGGTCAAGTTCCTGCTACTTTAGCCCAAGGTGAAATAGCCGTAAACATAATAGATAAAAAACTGTGGATTGGAAACATTCTTAATGTTCCCGTTTTATTTATTAATTCTACAGTTGCTCCAGCTGCTCAAGGAGTAAACACTCAAGTTTTATTTAATGATAGTGGTGTTATAGGTGCCCATGCGGGATTAACATATAATAAAAATACCAGCACTCTTACAGTTACTAATTTAACAGGTCTAACTAATGTTACTGGGAATGCGGGAACGGCTACTCAACTATTGTCATATAGAAACATTGCTTTGGGTGGCGACGTAATTGGAAATGTAAACTTTAATGGTTCTGGAAATGTAACAATTAATACATCAATACCAACAATTGATGGAGGAAGCTTTTAATGCCTAATGTAATTCAAATTAAACGAAGAATAGCTGGTGGTGGATCAGGTCAACCCAATTCCCTAGCAGTAGGAGAACTTGCTTATAGTGAAGTAGATGATATTTTATATATTGGAATATCTGGTAATAATGTTGAGGTACTTGGTGGTCTGGGTGCTTTTGTTAATTTAACAAGTAACCAAATTATTGCTGGTAATAAAACATTTACTGGTGCTACTGTCTTGGGTACTCCTAATTCTGGTACACTGACAAACTGTACTGGTCTACCTATTTCGGGCGGTGTTTCAGGTTTGGCTAGTAATGTTGCTGCTTTTCTAGCAACACCCAGCAGTGCAAATCTTGCTTCGGCTGTAACGGATGAGACTGGGACTGGCTTTCTTGTGTTTAACACTAACCCTACTTTTGTTTCACCAGCTCTAGGTACTCCGCATTCTGGTACACTAACAAACTGTACCGGCTTACCCGTTAGTTCATTAACAGGAACACTACCAGTAGCCAGTGGAGGTACAGGTGTTACAACATCTACTGGGTCAGGTAATGTTGTGTTATCTGCCAGCCCCACCTTTACAGGAACAATAAGTGCTGCTGACTTAACACTGAGTGGAAACTTGGTTGTTAACGGAACAACAACAACCGTAAACTCTACCACAGTAACTTTAGATGATCCCGTTCTTACACTGGGTGGGGATACTGCTCCAATAAGTGATAGCAATACAGATAGAGGAATTGAATTTAGGTGGTACGACTCAGCAGCCAAACTAGGTTTCTTTGGTTTTGATGATAGCACTGGGTATTTTACTTTTATTCCAAATGCAACTGATTCTTCTGGAGTTTACAGTGGTACACAAGGTGATATAGAAGCATCTAACTTTAGAGGCAACCTAATAACCAATAACACAACAATAGATTGTGGAACATTCTAATGCCCAATAAAATACAATTTAAAAGGTCTACTACAAATAATGCTGTGCCAACCGCAGGGAATCTAGATGCTGGTGAACTTGCAATAAATACTGTGGATGAAAAGATATTTTTTAAAAATAATGGTGGAAGTGTAAAATCTTTATCTGAGTCAACAGACTTAATAGATAACTTAGTTACTATAGCAACCGAACAAAGCATTACCGGTAACAAAACATTTGACGGACTCGTAACAGCTAATGCTGGAATAGAGGCACTTAATCTTACTTTGCAACCAGGTACCGAGGATGCA